TATGTTATAATTATTATCTAGTAAACGAGTATAAGCAGTAGCGGAGCGCATCCATAAGGTGAGAGTACCGATCATGCTTAGGCTTCTCACGTGTAAGCCCCTCGCGATCATCCCACTTGTACTGGTTGAGTGCCTCTACGGTCTTGGTACAGCCCGGATCTACCCATAGCTTACCCTGTGCGACTAGGGTTTGCACGTACGCGATGCCGGGAAGTACATCTTTACGAGCACGCACAGTCGGAATATCATACTGGTAGGCAAGGTCTTGAGCAAACTGTGCTGCCGCACTATCTATAAAGATTAGTTCAATCTGGAACTCGTCTGCCATGTTTTTAATCTGTTGGGCATGATACTGGGTAGTCTGCTCGGCCTCCTCGTACTCACGTATAACCCAGAACCTATCCTCGCCTGCATCACGTGGATCCGGCAGGTAGGCTACTACTAGGAAGGCTGTGGGGTCTCGGTATCCCGGGTCGCAGCCCGCAATAAACTGAGTACTCTGATCCAGCTGCAGTTTGGGGTCCCAAGGCACGATGTTATCATCCCGTAACTCATAAATCTGACCCTCAAATGTAGTGAATGACTCAAGGTATTCCTGCTCAAACTCCTGCTTGCTCATAGACCTGCGGGCTTCTTCAATATCTTTAGGGCTCATCCTGGGATTTTCTTCATAATCTGCCCAGAGTGAACACCACTCCGGAAATTCTGCCGAGAACCCACGATCCCAGAATCGGGAGAACCAGTTTTGCTTGCCACGAGGTGTGGAGATAAATATAGCTTTAGCATCTACCCGGTCTAGGGTCGGACGCAGCTGGATATTAAATGCCTCCTCACCGCCGTCGCCTAAGGCAGCCTCGTCAAAGAGTATAAGCTGGTACGATCTACCAACTGTGCTATCTACTGTGGACAGCGAACCCATCCTGACTGTAGACCCGTTGCTCAGCTCAATTACCCGGTCCTTTAGGTTATCCCGCTCCACCTCCAACTCAAAGTGTTTGATAAACCTGCGTTGCAGTTCAAAACTAATGCTGGACAGATTATAGTTGGGACTGATCACTAGGACATTGCAGTTTGGCACTAGGCTTACTAGTTGCGCAATGATATTTGCAATATAGGTTTTGCCTAGACGGCGTGCTAGTGCGGCTACAACAAAACGGTATTGTGGATTGTTGACCGCATTGATTAGTGCCAGCTGCGCGCGGTTTAGCTGATCCCAAGCTCCGATGAGCTTAAGATAGTTTTCGATTGGTAGTTTAATAAAACGGGTATGTGGGTCGAATTCTTGAATGCCGTCCCACTCTACATCGGGTCTCGACACCTTAAGCAAGTTTGTCTCCCAGCAATTTCTGGATTAGCTGGCCATATCGTGTACCGTCACCGCCCTCGTTGATCTGCACATTAACCTGATTTTTAGGCCCACCTTGCCGTAATTTCTCCAGCTGAATCTCACGGTCTAGCAATTCCATGCTCATTTTGTGTGAGAGTGCAAGTAGTTCCGATATGTCTTTGGTGCTGCCCGTTTGCGACTCCTCCAGCTCCTGAAACTTTTGACTAATAAGTGCGTCCATGGCACGCCGCATGCGGAAACGGTTGTTGAAGCCTAAGTCGAAGAATACCTGGTTTATGTAGCTTTTAACATCTGGACGCTTTAGGATCTGGGCAACGTCGTGGGGTTCTAGCTGGAGGACAGTGGCTACCTCCTGGGTGTTTTGGTGTTCTAGGTAGAGATTAGCCACCTCCAATAATTCGGGGCTTATGTTGATGGTGTCGGTGGGTAGTTGGTTCATGGTGATCCTGTAGTTTTTTAAAGTGTAACACGTTTAGCGGTTTAGGGTCAATGGGTAAATTTTCCTTGGTGTTACACGCGTGGGTGGGCGCTCAGATTTTTTGGTTTGTCAAGTCAAAAAACCGCCCCTGTTACGTTATAACATCACATAGCCTGGCGCTGTTACAAATTGTTACAATTCAATGCTTGCACAAAATTTTCAACCCTGTATAATTAAACACATCGAAGCACACAACCCTGGAAGCACAATGCGGAACACCTATACAATCAGTTACTACTTGCAAGGCAAGCAAGGTTCTGTTACACTACAGGCTCAAAGCGAGCAAGATGCTTGCGGGCTTGTCAAGGCAATGCACAAGGGTTGCCGTATCTTCCACGTTATGAATTACAATCTTTATTGAGGCTAATATGAAAAGCGCGTTAGGTTTTGGGCTTGTGTTTTTTGGGATTGTGTTGCTTGCCGGCGTAGCCGGCGGGCTTGACCAGATACCCGCGACTGGTTCTGTGGTATACTGGCTTACCAGCGTAATGCTGGCACTTGCTGGCTTTGCTGCTGGCTTGCTTGGAATTTCATTTATTGACAAAGGGGAATAAATCATGGCTGAAAAGACTGCGAACTACACTTCGGAACAAACCCTTAAACTTGTGGCCGATTACAAGGCTGGGGTACAGGTTGAGGATATTGCCAAGGCAATGGGCAAATCGGTTCGGTCGATTGTTGCTAAACTGTCCCGCGAGGGTGTATACCAGAAAAAGGAATACACAACCAAAACGGGCGAGGCTCCCGTCAAAAAGGATGAGCACGCTGATATGATCGGCAAGGCACTGAACCTTTCAGAAGGGGATACCGATTCACTTGCCAAAGCAAACAAGCGCGCGCTTGCTGCGATTGCGGAGTTTATCCGCAGCAAGGCGTAGCACACTACGGCTCGGGGCGCAAGCCCCGAGGCCTGGGAGCGTGTTGTATTTTTACAACACGCTGGCGCCAAAATTATATCATATAATTTTGGCCCGTGTCAAGCATTTAATTGTAACAATTTGTAACAGCGTGGTTTTTTGGTCATTAGGGTTTTCCTTATATGCCCTGGGTTGCACAATCCCCAAAAACCTGTATAATTCTCTACATGGACAAAACACAAGGCAACAAAATGATGAACGATCCTCAAATGATAGTTGACCATGCCATGCAATGTGGCGCGATTTGGGCTGGCATCGATAACCTTGCACTTCACAAGGATCGCAAGGCTGTTGCGGTATCGTTCTCAAGCACGCACGATGCTCAGGAATTTGTGTACTATATACACGATTGGCTCGATGAGCATAACTTTCCTGATTTGCCTGTATCTTACGACGAAGAATTTGTTTTGGTCTGGCTCTGAAACTTAACCTTGAAAGGGTTTATCATGAAAAAATGGGATCAAGTTTTACGGCGTAATCTTCTGTCCGACCTTGAGGGAGAAGGTGGCTCGCTGGTTTATGATGTTGAGGACGGAATTACCGTCGCGGTTCGTCCCAGTGTGCCTGAATCATGGAGCCGGAATTCCGTGAACTGGGTTAAAATCGCAGTTGCCTATTGTGCAGACTTCGATGCCTATGACCCGATCAAGGGTGAGATTCTGGCAATGGAACGGGCTTTTCAGGGTGAAACGGTTTCGTTTCCCCGTATGCCCGGAGAGACTACGCTGGAAGTTGCTCTGAACTTTTTGCGATTTGTCAAGGGTGACGTAAACTAGGGTAAACCCAGGTGTTGCGGAAACGCAACACCTGGGCGCCAATTTTATCATATAAAATTGGCGGGTGTCAAGGGTTTTTGCAAAAAAATTTTTCTATGGGCGTGAGCGTGTCGATAGAAAAATACAATGGCACCTGGCTTGCACTAGGCGCGATTTTCCTGTACTATCTTACTCATGAACTCAAACCCGCTCTTAAAACCTTGGCAAGATGCTTGCCGGATTTGGCCGGAACTGGAATTGCACAACCCGCCAACCTTCAAAATCTCGGAACGGCTAACCCGTACCGCTGGCTTGTGCATTGTGGAGACTGGCGAGATTACCCTCAGCGGCCCATACTTGCGCGAATACCGGCGTGAAATGATGGGGCAAATTCTCACCCATGAGACTGCACATTATATCGACTACTGCCTGAACGGATGGCGAAAATATAAGCGGCATCACGGCAAACCATGGCAGGAAATCATGTATACTCTAGGGTATGAACCGAAACCCTTTCACACAATGGAATTAAAATAATGGCAATCAAGCGCGTTAGAATTTACGACATGGACGGAACCATTGTATGCTCGCTGCATCGTTACCGGACCGTCATCGATGAGCGTGGCGAGCGTATCGACCTAGACTACTGGCGCGAGAATGAATACCGCGCGCTTGACGATTCACTCTTACCGCTGGTCGAAGAATACTGGCAAGACCTTGACGATCCTGAAACGTATACCATAATTGCGACTGCGCGCGTACTAGGCGAACCGGATCGAGAATTTATCCGCGACACTCTAGGCGAACCCGATTATATCGTTTCGCGTAAACAGGGCGATACGCAATCAGGTCGAACCCTCAAAATCGGTGGACTAGCAAAGTTTTTCAACCTTGTCAACTTCCAGACTGACGATGTTGTTTTTTATGAGGATAATGTGGACTACCTTAAAGCAGTCTGCGACCGTTTCGGTATCCGTGGAGTTTACATTCCAAGCAAGCAGGGACACTAATGAAAACTGCCTTTTGCTTCCTACTGGTCGGTCATCTGGTAACAACCTCTCGATACAGGGCGCGCGAATACCTTGAGGAGGAACCCGTAATGTGGCAATGGGTTGAAGGACGATAGGGGCATACGCCCCTATTATTTTGCCCAGGCCATGTGATGTTATAACATAACATTGTTTCACATGAAACAATGTTATGTTATAACATCACACCATGCTGGCGCCAATTTTACTATTAAAATTGGGCCGGTGTCAAGGACCAAATTGTAAATAATTGTAACAAAACCTGGCCCGTGTCGTATTTTGTACACAAGGGTTTGCCCCACTAGAATTTTTTGCATGGGGCTGGATTCTGTGCTAGAATCTGGGTGTGGCAATTGCCGCGCGCGATTTCCGGCGCTTTCCGGTAAAGGGTAGATGATGGCTCGCAAGCAGTTTTTTTGTATCGTTGACACTGAGACAACGATTAATGATACCGTGGCCGATTTTGGCGCGGTAATTGTTGATCGTGAGGGTAAGATTTTCACACAATGTGCTGTTCTGGTTCGCGGTGAATATGGGGATAAGACTCTATTCCACGACAAAAACAAATCAGATATTTGGGGTTTTGCGGGTTTGCGTAAACGTGAAGCACAATATGTCGCCATGCTAGATTCTGGCGCGCGTATGCTTGCATCAGTTGCGGCAATTAATCGCTGGCTTGCGCTTGCGGTAGGCAAATATAATCCTATTCTCACGGCATATAATCTAAACTTTGATGAGGGTAAATGTCGCAATACTGCGATTGATCTTGACCTATTCACGGATCGGTTTTGCCTGTGGCAAGCGGCAATCGGTAATATTTGCGGAACTCGCAAATATCGTCAATTCTGTTTAGAGAATCACTTATTTAATCCGCCGACTGATAAGGGTAATATGTCTTTTAAGACTACCGCTGAGGCAGTATGCGGATTTATTCAGGGTGAATTTAAGATTGAACCCCATACCGCTATCGAGGATGCGCGCGATTTTGAATTGCCCATCCTGACCAGTATTATCAAGCGCAAACAATGGCGCGATAATCTTAAAGCGCATACATGGTACGATTTTCAGGTCAAAAATCACTTTAAGGCAATTTAATTATGTCGGATGCAATCGGTATTATCGGATCGGTTGCATTTGCAACCTGTGCAATTCCACAGGTTGTCGAATGCTACCGTAAACGATCCGCTGAGGGTTTGTCGTGGATGTTTTTAATCCTTTGGGCAATTGGCGAGATATTCACCATTATTTATATTTGGCCTAAACAAGACTGGATTTTGCTGGGCAATTATCTATTTAATTCGCTTTGCCTTGCGGTAATGATTTTTTTCAAAATTGAGGATACCAGAAAATGAAGTTTCACAAATCAGACATTGAACTATTCCAGCGAATTGCGGAAACCGAAATTCAAATCCGCAAACCCGTAGTTTTACAGGTTTGCAAGACTATAAATCTCGGCGGTGTTTATTGTGTAGGATTATGGGAAGATGAATTCGATTATCACCTAATCCAAGTTTCACGCGCTGAAATCTGGAATCCCATGGAATTATTTGCAACCATTGTGCATGAATATATTCACGCTTGGCAATCTGAAAATAATCTTCCAGTAAATCATTCTCCATCAGGTTATTTTGATCGGTGGCGAAAATATTTCCGGCGACATTATCAGGTTAATATTGCAGGATTCAATAAATAAATAAAACCCCGAAAGGGGTTTTACTTTGCCAGGCCTATGTGATGTTATAACATCACACGGGTGTGATGTTATAACATCACACCTTGCTGGCGCCAAATTTTATCATATAAAATTTGCCCGTGTCAAGGGTTTTCTACAAAATATTTTTCTATCGGGGTCGCCTAGTCGATTAAAAAATACAATCGCTTGCCCAGGGCGCAGGGCTAGATTTTCGTGTAGAATCTTTTCTGTGGCGGGTGCATGGGGCGCTTGCCAAAACTGTGAAGGGTAGCAAAATGGCAGAAAAAGCCGTGAACTACACTCCCGAGCAAACCGCGCAGGTTGTCGCGGATTATCTCGCGGGTGTTACCGTGGAAAGCATTGCCGAAAATCTCGGCAAATCGGTTCG